TTCAAAACACATGAAAGCAATTTTGCCACCAGTTGTTAAAAGATTAGTTGCTGCGTTTGCTGGAGTGAAAACTAATTGTGTTTCACCTGCTGCTGAAGTATCAAAAGTTACTTCATTTGCTGCTCTTGATTCAATTAAAGAACCAGTTGCCCAAACGTCAGTTCCAGCTGCATTGAAAGTTAAAGTGTTAGTTCCGCCAGCTGTATCTTTAGCTTGAACGTAAACTGCAATTGCACCTTTAGTTGCTGCTGGTAATGCCACAGCACATGCTGCTGCACCAGTGTAGTCTACAGCTGCAATAACTCCATCAGCGATGGAAATATTTGCACCTGTTGCTGTGTCAGCGAAAAGTAAACCTGTTAAATCAGGCATACCTGAACTGTATCTTGTTGTAACTGCTCCTGTTGTTGAGTTTTTAGTAGCTATTTGAAAGCCACCTTCAGAACGTACCGGTCCTGAAAAAGTAGTTGATGCCATAATTTTCTCCTTTGTATAGCGTTCGTTATGTAGTCTCTATACCGTCTGCCTAGCCAGTCTACATAATAATTTTTTCTAGGTTGTTTATATTATACATAAAAAAAGGGGCGATGTGAACACCGCCCCTTTTCAGTAATACTGATTAGTATTTATTAACTAGTTGGTAAATTTCCGTTACCAAAAATACATCTTGGATCAGAGAATCCAAAAGAGTATCTTTCTCTAGCTTTAAATCTCATGTTGCCAGTATCGAAGTCACCTTCCATCGCTGTCTTAATTGGTGATCTAACGAACATTTTTAGTCCATTAGGAATATCAGTCAATAAGAAGTATGAATCAGTGTCAGTTAAAAAGTTATTAACTCTGTAACCTTCTGGTACCATACCCATATTAGCGATAGCATTGATGTCATTATCAGCAGTTCCAACTCTCATTGGAGACTTCATGATTCTCTCAGCAGTAAATTGTAATTCTTTTGGAATTATCATTTTTCTACCTGAAGCAGCAATTTTTAGACCTCTTTCGTCTACGAATCCTGCAATGTCAATCAATGATTGCTCAAGTGAAGTTTCGTTAAGATCTGCAGCAGTTGCAAGAACGTTTGAGAAAGTACCACCTGTTGCTAATGGGTGTGAAGCATTAATTAATGATACTCCATCTCCACCAGTTACTGTAGTTACTTGCGCATTGTTCAATACGTTAGCAGCTTTAACTTGCTTCGTGTTAGCCATAGATCTTGCAAGAGCTCTTGTGTATCTGCCCGCAAGTCTATCGTATAGGTTGTCCTCGATTGCTTCCTCAGTGATAGAGAATGCTAATGCGATTGTTTCGTGGTTGTATCTAGCTGTGAAAGTTTCACCTGCTTGATCGAACACTACTCCAGCACCTTCTTGTTTAACTGGTGCAGAAGCGAAACCGCTTAACATTACTTCTTCTTCGAAAGCTCTGTCAGATGTTTCAGTAGAATAGATTTCAGCATGCTGATTCTCATATCTACCATACTCCAGGCCGAATAAGGCATTCAAACCTGGCTCTAGTTCTTTAACTAGTTGTGATCGTGATATTGCCATAGTTTATCCTCCTTATGCTATACCTGTACCACTTCTAAAGAAGTGATTGTTGATTCTAACAAGAATGTTAGCGTTTGACACAGTCACATCTGAATTATCAGGGTCTTGTGAAATGTCAATTGCTTGCACAGCGAATGTAGTTGTAGTACCTGAAGCACTTACATCTAATTGCACTTGTGATATTCCTGTTGCTGTAGTACCAGTAGCATTAGTAACTGAGTAGTTTTTAAAAAGATCCGCTCTTGTAAAACTCTGATCAGCGTCCATTAAGAATACTGCATCTGGATCGTCAACAACAAAGGCAGTAATATCGCCTTGAGTTGGTGTAACACCACCAGGGTAGTAATTCTTATAAGTTGGCTTTTGAGTAGTTGGATCGTTGTAAAACACTCCGTTAAAAACACCCACAACAGCTGCAGCATTCCCAGCAGTATGTCTTTCGATATTTCCTGTTGATACAGGAATAACCAAGTCACCTTGGTATATCGCAGTTCCATAACCTGCTTTGATAGTGTATCTGTTCTGAGCTCCTACTAATGGTGTACCGTCTAGTTTTCTGTATGGTCTTAGACCAAACTTTTCTAGTTGATTTGCCATAGTTGTTTTCTCCTTTAACTATATGTTTATATTATCCAAGCTATCTCGGGTAGGTAATGCAAAAAAATTATTTTTTACGACTACCACCAAAGGTAACTCTAGACTGTCTATCAATATTGATAGGCATGTCCGGGTGTTGTTCCTTCATGAGTTCTCGATCAATCGCGTCTGTTCTGTCTTGAGTTATTCTTCTAAAATACTCAGCACGACTTCTCAGAATCTCCTCCGGTATCCTTGCCAACACAAGGCCACCAATTCCGATTAGACCAGCATGTTTTCCTTCTGAGATGACTGGATAATCATTCTGACCAATTTCACTAATTAGTGTTTCGGCCTTAACGAATTCCCAACCTTCTCTAAGTTTCTTAGACACATTACCTGGGTCTTCAAAACCATTAGTCGCAGTACGTATCCATCTATGTGCATACCCATGCGGTGCAGCTGGCGCATCCAAACTGGATGGTGGAGTCCAATCTTTTTTACGAGTTAATTTTTCTCGTTTACTAGACTCGCGTGAAGTTTTGTAGTCTTCCATATTAAGCTCCTTCCTTCACGTATTTTGCGTATTCCTCTAGTGGCACCCCTAATTTCTTAGCGATAACTACTTGTGATTTGGTGAGTTTCACAGTTTTGCGTCCTCCAGATCTACGACTGACTGATGCTACATTCTGGACGGGTTCTTTTGTAGCTTGTAGAACTTCTGTCGTCTCTTGGGCAAATTTCTGAGGGAAATACTCCTTCATACGTTTGTTGATTTGATTATAGTATTCATCACTCTCTGCGTCAATTCCCTCCTGCAATAGGTCTTCGTGTATTCCCATAGCAGCAGAAGTCATAACTCTATCAGAGCCAAACCATTCATTATCCTCAGCCCAAGTTTGAGCTTTTTGGCTAATTTGTGGTTGTGCAGTAGGTGTTTCTTCAACAGGTTGTGATTCTACTTGTTTTTTTCTAGCCTCTTTATCAGCAAGAGTCATAGAAACTTTTTCTTTCTCAACGGATAATCTTGTTAAATTATCTTGAGCCTCTAAAATTGCATCTGAGTCTTGAGATTCAAAAGCAGCTTTTAAAGCAGCTTTAGCTTTATCTCTTTCAGAGTCAATCCTAGCATTATATTCTTTAAGATAGTTATTATCTGTTTCTTCAAATTGATTTTGTGCTGTTTCGTATTTACTTTTTAAGCCTTTTGCATAATCAACTGCAGCTCTTTCTCTACGTTCAGCTTCTTTAATTTGAAAAGTTAATTTCTTAATCCTTTTTTGTACTTTCTCAGAATAATCTTCTAAGTCAGAAGAATCTGTATCTTCTTCTCTTTGTTCAAACTTAGGTTTTGTTTTTTCTTCTGATTGTTTTGCTTCCTGTAAAAGTTCTTTAGCACTTTTTGGATTAGTTACATCTGTATAACCTAAATCTACATCTTCTTTTTTTTCAAAAGCAGATGCTTCTTCTGTTGGGGTTTCTACATGAATTGTTTCTTCGTTTACTCCATCTGTATCTAATTCAACAGATGCTTGATTGTTGTCGTCAGCCATTTTATCCTCCTTAATAATGGTGCAAAATATCCGAAGGATCAGAAATTGTGGAAATGACTTCATCATCATTTAACACTCTTACTTCACCACCTTCTATTTTGAATCGTGAACCTGCATACCTACTAAAAATTATCCAATCATTTAGTTTGCACCAAGGTCCTTTTGGAAATTTATCTTTGTCATGATAACAAAGATCTCCCATTTTTAGCACAAGACCACAGACGGTTGTCATCTGTATTGTTTCTTGTGTTGTATCAGATAAATAAATTCCACCTTTGGTTTTTTTAGGACCTGCATATGGCAGAACCAAAATTCTATAACCTGTTGGTGTAGGTAATTTATCTAATGTTGATTTACTGATCGCTTTTGGATCAAGGACTGTTTCGACTTCTTCTCTAGCCTTGTAGGCTTCTAGAAGCGCTTCAGTCCGTTTCGGTGTCTCCGTGGACTTGTTCATCTTCATACTCCGTTTGTGTCAGCAGGTCTTTAAGATCCTGTTGCAGATCTTCTAAAGATCTGATTTGACCTCTAACATATTGTAGTTTCTCCATGGTGTCAACACCATATATAGCGTGGTCTTTGAGTTGTTGAAGATTCTTTTTAATTTTTCTTTGAACTAATGAGATTGTATCTATATGCATTATAACTTCTGTAGCATTATTTTATTTTCACCGGACTCCATAACATTAAATCCATAATAAGTTAATGTTTTACTAATATCTTCCATTCCATATTTTTTATAATCATCGAATATAAATCTTGATCCTTTTCTTGATCTATCAGCAAACCACACTGCTTCAGTAATAACATCTTTAGTCATATGTGGCCCATCAAAGTGAACT